CCTGGGACTGCTAGCCCTCCCTCAGACGGTTTGTTAAAGGGGTATGCTCCCCTGTGTGGCTTAGGCTTCCACGATCAACGTGGGAGCCAGCTGACGCGGGCGAATTATCCCTGATGACTCAAGGCCAAACAAGGTTTTGACATTCGCCGGGTCAGTGTCCGGTCGTCCGGACACACCTACATCCGTTACGTAAATAGCCAATTTACGTTGGATGTCCGAGTTTACGTTTTGGTAATGGCCAGAGATTGATCTCTGGTTCTTAACCTTTCGAAGGAACTTTGCAAGGTACAACCTTGCAGACGGGGTCTTCCCCGCCTCTGAGTTCCGAACGTAAAACTCAGCTGCCCTGATCTTGCTCATGGAACTCCTATAAGCAAGCTCAAGGGACGGATTCAACAATCCGTCGTCCCTGTCAGGGATACGGGTCAGTAGCAAGGGTGCAGGTATACCTACCCACACCTTTTTAACCTGACCTGTCCTACGGTTGGTTATAACCTTCTCGTAGGGCTCAGGGGGAAGCTTAGAGTTAAACTCTAAGATTTCCTTATTGTCTTGGACGAAGGCAGATAGCCAACGTCTGGCATTAATGTCCACGAAACTGGAGTTTACGTGGGCACCCGGAGCAAGCCCTGTCCCCACAATTAAGTCCTCTAAATTTAGAGAACTTAAAAGGGTTAACCATTTAAAATGGTACAAGGACGATACCTTTGGGAAGATCGGGAGGTTTATACCCCCATACCTTTCAGGTGCACCTAAAGGTGCACCTAAGCGGTACAGTGCTTTCCATAGATGGAAGTACGGCGACACTTTCCAAAGTGATTTCCTGGGAGGGGCCATGTGCTCGTCAGGATTCCCAACCACTGCAGTGGGCTGGGTATTCCAGGTGACAGAGCCCTTGGACCCTCCAGGGGGTGCAGACCATACCGACACAAAGGTATGCTGCATTGGGATGCCGTTGACATACGGTATCTCACAATACAGCCCTTTAGTTGGATGGTCATACGACTTCTCCAATTGGAGAATTACACCCCTGTCCTGAAGGTGCTTGTCATATAGATGACGCCTGTCAGGACCCCACCTAGGCATCAGTGCATCGTCTCCGCAATATTTGCCGAAGACATGTTGTTCTGACACCCGGATGGGCCTACACCCTTTCTTGCGTCGGAAGGCTTTTACTTCCCGACGTGTGTAAGGGTGCGTCTCCAAGACCTTGTCCCCGCAGTACATACTGATCAGGGATAGGACGGGAAATGATGTGGGATCCCCCATCATTTGACCTGTAGTGGTCACCGGGCACTCCATCGTTGGATAACGAGGGGGTTCCTCCGGGCCCGGGGCTAGTAGGAAAGGTTCCATACCCTTCACTTGTCCCCCTTGGAGATACTCCAGCCACGAGTCTGTGGCGGAGAGGTACCACTCTGACAAATCTGTAAGATTGTCAAAGTGCGGAACGCCTGCAATAGCAGCCTCTGCTTCAGTCAGTACAGACAGCCTTGGCATGTTTGACTGACCCGCCATGGGAAAGGGGAATAAATCTCCATTCCTAAGGACGGTCCCATCTTGAGGTGCAAGGAGTACCTTGGACCCAAAGAGAAGATTGAAGTA